GTGCTAATGGATCACTATATCTTTCTTCCGTGATAACACGAGTTCTCATTCTTATTGCTAAACGTGCTCTGGCATCAGTAGTTAAATTGGTCGTAGTTGTGGTTGTCAGATTTCTAGTAGTTGTCGTAACTTCATTTTGCCATTGATTCAGTGTTCCATCGGCAGTATAATTTGTTTCTCCAGAAGAAACTGAATTACTTCCAGGAAGTCCAGGGTCATTTGTAGAACTCGAAGTTATCCTAAAGGTCTTTGTTCCTGTTTGAACTCTTACTGAAGGTGCAGGACTTGTATTTGGATCTCTTAAGAAGAATGTACCATTCAAGTCTCCATAATTATCACTAATTAATCTTAAATCTTTCACATAAGCAATTGCACCACTATTTTGACCAACCAACTTCATACCTTTAATAAGATAACCAGCATATAATCCTTGTGCTTCTTGTGATAATGAAGCAGTGTCTATATTTAAAATCTTTGATGATTGACTATAAGATGCTGGTATAGACTCTCCCCTAATATATGGGTTAACATTATATACAGAATCTGGATTATTAAATGTACCAGCCTTATGATTGGAAGTAGCAACTCTAAATGAAATATGATTTGTTGGTCCAAAAGCACCACTAAAATTAGTTTCAACAGATCCTATTACAGTCTCTCCAACTTCAAATGTTCCACCTTCTGTACCATAACTATCTAAAGAAGAACTATTTGCAATCTCAATTAATTTTGGAGTAAAATCAACACCACTATTACCATCAAGGAATTGGTAAAATCTTGTAAAAGGTTTTAAATTTGATATCTTAAATTCAGTATTTCTAGATCTCATAAAAGTTTCAGATGATGCTGATACCAATTCATTTCTAGTATTAACATCATCAAAACTTATTGTATCGACATTAGTAGAAGTAGAATTACTTCTACTTCTAGCTCTAAGTCTTTCACTCTGTACATTAGACCATACTACTCTTCTTGAATCTAATCTACCACTACCTGTTCTTGTTGTGCCAAAATCTGTTCGTATAAAACTAGCTTCTCCTAAATCCAAGTTTATTCTACTATTAAGATTATTAGTAATAGACCTAGATCTATTAGATGTAATATTAATATTCCTATCAGGAAGCTGAATAGTTCTAACCCAGGTATCAACCTCTGGATTTAATTGAACAGTTCCAGTATAAACAACAACATTAAATGGGTTAACATTTTCTATAGTTGTTGCAAATGGTTGCTCAATCCAATCTATTTCATCATACTTTAAAGTTACTGATTGTCCTGTCTTTTGTACATTAGGATCTAATAATTCGAAATTATCAGTAAGATCTAAATTCTGATCTGTAATACTTGCTGAAGGAGCAATTTGCGACTTAAGTGAATTTCTAGCAAGAATTGGTGCTAATTCATTTGCTTCTGGATTAACCTCAACAGAAGATAATGATCTATCAATTAGTGTATAATCTTTAAATGGATCAACAAAAAATCCACTCTTAAATCTATTTCTTCCATCAGCATCTTGAATTTGAAGAGCTTGTGTATTTAATTCCAATAAAGATAATGTAGTTACTTGTTCTAAATTTTCTACTCTATCTTCAATATATCCAATATCTCTCATAGTATATCTTCTATTATCAACTAATCTTAAAGAAGCATCTTGAGGATTATAAAGATAGGGAGGAAGATTTATTGTCGCAATTTCTAATAAATCATCATTTTTAATAGGTGCTTTCGGGAATTTAGCAGATACACCTTTTTCAACTATAAATTCACCATACTTATTTAAATATAACTTATCAATTCTTGGTAAATAATAATCATATCCTATTATAGAACCTTCACCAGAAGATAATAATAATTTAGGACCGTTAGAACCATCTATATCTCTAGAATTAAAATCAAATGGGGAATCAAAACTAGTAGATGGATCAAATACAGGAACTCTAGGTCTAAAATCAAGAGTATCAGATGCTCTTATTCTAAATGGTCCAATATTTGGAATATCTTTACCAAATCTTTCTTTATCATAACTCAAAACTGTAAATACATCACCATCATCACCAGATGGTACAGAATAATAATCAAATACTACTAATAATCTTCTAGTTGGTTCTGGAGCACCACGCTTTCTAATAAGTCTAGAATAATCATAATATTGTTCTTTTTGTCCTTTATCTATTTCATATGAATCTGTAATATTTTTATAATTTCCTAAAGTAATTGTTTCAACTTCTGTTACTATATTTGATTCTTCAAATGTAACAGTTTCTCCAACTTCAAATGTATCTCCAGTCAAATAAACAATTTCTAAAGTATTAGCTGTTGGTGTAGAAACAACTTGTGCAACAGCATTACTTGTACCACCTATTACATGCTCACCCATCACAGCATTTGTATGAACACTTGCCGTTGAGGTAAATAATACTTTATCTAAAGTTGGATTTGAAGTATCAAGAGATTCATAAACTGTTAATACCTTTGCTACATCTGGATAATTTAAACATATCTCTTCGTCTTGAACTCTTAATCCATATTGAGAATTATGATTTAATCCATCAACGACTGAAGTATTAATTCCTGTTCCTGATTTTTCATACTTAGAACGTGTTATACTAACTTGTTGACTTCTATTATATTGTTTTACTTTACTTTGTACTCCATATTTTTGAAGAGTTGTATTAACAACAACATTAGATTGTGAAACTCTTAGACCTCTAATAGTTACAGTATTATTGGTTAAATCAAAAGTATCATCGGTAACAGTTCCTGCTATACCAGTAGAATAATGAACTCCATATCTTTCTTGATCAAAAGTTGAGTATGCTGCACTAGTAATTCCTGAACTTGCAAGATCGAAGGTTAATACACCAGCAGAACTTGTTGATTCACCTGTTAATTGTTCTGAGACTAATAATGTAGAATTTAATAAATTTACAGAAGAAACATTCGAATCTGGTAATTCTGCATATAATCCCCCAGAATCACTAATAACTGGACCCATAGCAAATGGAGTAACCAATGTTTCATCACCTTGAGGACGGCTAGATGAGACATTAAATTTACTTAGTACTTGACCATCATAAACACCAGTAACAGCAGCACCAGCAGCTATTGGACTTAATTCTATCGATAATCCATCCGATGCAACACTAGAGACTCTATTATATGTTTCTGTGCTAAATCCAGGTCTGTGATACGAAATAATAGTATCTGTTCTTATTCCTGTAAAGAGTTTTCCACCAGCAGTTACAGTCGCAACACCACTAAGTATAGGTGGCATTGTTATTTGATTAATTCCACCAGGCATTGGGAATTTTGTACATACTGTATCAGCACTAAATGCTGGATATCCAGTACTAGCACCCTGAGTTATTGATTTAATATTTTGAGTTCCATATTCAACAAAATCACTAATTGTTCTTGGAGCATCAATACCATTAATAGTTATCTGCTCCCCTTTAACAAATTTACCAGAAGTTTCTCTTATATTAATAAAAGTAGAACCACCACCCGCATCAACAGCATATCCACTAGCACCACTACTCTTACCTTTTATATAAGCAGTACTTGGAATATCTGTAGCATCTACACTTTGATTTAAAGTTAATTTTGTATACGTCTGAATATCATATAATCTTAAATCATATGGAGTAGAACCATCAGTATATGCTGCATCAGTAAGATTAAAAGTATATACTCGTGCCACTCCTATTACAGATGGTGAATCTCCAACTTTTCTATTCCAAAGAGAACATTGTGCCTTCTGTTTTGCTATTCCAGTTACATTATTAACTTTTGCCAAATGTCCCATTTCAAATGGAACTTGTATATTAGAAACATTGTCAGTATCTCTTGGTTTATCAGCATCAATAATTGTTGTACCTGCCTTCTCAACATCATATCCCCTAACATATGCCTTTCCTGGAGATATTTTTAAACACATTAAATCATTAGTTGGTATATTTCCATCTTCAGTTTTTTCTGTATCAAAGAATATGCCATTATTACCCAATCTATTATTCAATGAATTATGTACTGTTGGATCAAATGCTTTTACTGCATAATCTCCTGATTCATCATAAGTTCTTTCTGCCAAATAATCACGAATCTTATTATATTGAGTCTTTGTATTAAGTTTCTGTATTTTTCCTTCTTTTAACCTAAGAAGTTCAACAAAATCTGTATCATTAATATCTGTTAATAATTTTTTAGTTAAGGTTAAATTAATTTTTAATCTATCAGCACCAGGAGCAGCAAAATTAGAAAATCCCTTTGCATTATCATACAAAGAATCATCATCCTTTGCATTAATTATCAATTCATCAATTTTTAATCCAACTCTATATGAAGGAGTATTAGTATAATAATCTAAAACTAAAGTTTGTTGAGAAACATTTACAAAAGATCCTCTAATAAAATAAACACCCTTTCCAATTGAAGCTGCAGATCCTATAGATGTTGCATCAGATGCAATTAATGAAGCAAAAGGTGTTCCAGCACTAATAGTAGTATTTCCATAAACTACATTCTCATCACATGTTAATTGCTCACCATCTTCAAATTGTGTAAACGAAAAATCACTATTAGAATCCAAATATTTAACATATAATGTTAATTCCTGAACATTAACATTATCTGTAAGCTCTACATGTTGAACTTTTGCAGTTATATTTGATGTTTGACCTGTTATGGTTTTACCAATAAAATTCTTAATGTATAAAGCAATATCTATTCCAGAATTTGTTGCATTTAACTTTATTGAATAAAACTGACCATCAAATGCAATATTTCCAGGAAGAACCATAGATCCTTCTTTAAATATATGACTACCAAAAGATTCGACTTGATTTTGTAATATAGATTGTAAAGACGTTAATTCTCTTGCCTGGACTGGATATCCTGGCCTAAACAGCACCTTATAAAAATTCTTCTCAGAATCAAAATCATCATAATAAGGGCTAATATTTAAATTTGTTTTTTGTGCCATTTTTCGTTAAAATTCCAAGATAATTTTTACGTCTTCTTTTTGTCGGGAATCTCGTTCTACCAAAGGTCGATTATCAATGTAAATAATATCACCCGTCTTTTTATTTATCTCTGAATTTGCCAGTCCATCTGTAAAAGTCACACCCAAATCAATTTCTTTAGAACCTATAGTAGTTTTAATACCAGAGAATCCAGTATCAACTGAACATGTAAAAGGAGAAATAGTATTAGCTGTGGATTCAAATGCTAATACTTTACCCCCACTACTAACATCCGTCCAATCAGTATGATCTTTATTATTTCCAAAATATAAAGACCTGTCTTGGAAATATTTTAATACCTTAGTTTCAGTATCATATGATGCCACATATCCTTCAGCAGCACCTCCTGTGACCGATTGTGTAATTGCTGCACCAACAGTTGGAGAAGAAGAGACGGAAGTAAGTTTTATTGCACCAAGAGATGAATAATCACTTCCTGTAAAAATACTAGTTGAAGAATATTGTTGTGGATTTTTTATAATTCCTACTTGAGAAAATTTAGTATCCGTTGGAAAATCTCTAGTAGAATCATCAAATCTTGCATATACTAATACCTTATCAGTACCTAATTCTGTGTAAATATTATATCCATGTCCATTAGAAGGTGGAATAATTGGTATTAATTCGGCAGGATTTGAAATAGTAGTTCCTGCTGGTTGGAGTGTCTCT